GCAAAGCTTTTTGGGTTCACAAATGTACCGGTGATCGAAGATACTAAACCATACCGCAATTCTCCCTTCCCATCTATAGCTTCTGCAGAAATTGGCTTTCCTAATGATAAGTTAGCCCTAGATGCGAAGAACGAACTGTCAATAGACCCAGCTATTGTGGGAATTGATGGGAAAGATGAACTAGCCATCTCCAATTTTGTGACCCGGGAATCTTATCTTGGCCAGATTGCATGGTCGACCGCACAGACCGTGGACAGTTCGCTTTTCACAGCCCAAGTACAACCTCAGTTGGGATCCGTGACGGGGACTCGTTATCAATTCACTCCAATGGGATTGGTATCATCACTTTTTCGAAATTGGCGAGGTGATATTATCTTTCGATTTAAGTTCGTTGCAACACCCTTCCATAAGGGTCGTGTACGAATCAGCTATGATCCATACTCAGCGACAGTACAAACAACCGGTGACACGGGTCCTTATACATACAATAAGATTGTAGACCTAGGAGCTGAGACAGACGTTGAATTTCGTGTACCTTACCAGCAAGCCTTACCGTGGTGTTATAGTAATGTATTACCAGACAACACTTCCTGGTCGACTTCATCTTCACCTGCGGTCCCATATACTGATACGTTTTGCAATGGTATAATTTCAGTTAAGGTTTTGACTACTTTAACAGCACCAGTGGATGTATCGTCAATCGCTATGTTGGTATATGTGCGCGGAGCTGAGAATTTGCAATTTGCTAATCCTGTTGTGGGTAACTATGATCTATCACCCTTTGCTATTCAGTCTGATGAGTATAGGGAAACGGGAGCTCCAGAACAGGTGATGGGAAAAGCTTCCAGTGATTCCGCAGATAAACGGAGTTTGGTGAATTTTGGAGAGAGTATCCAATCACTACGTACGCTTATGCGGCGTCAAAACCTCCTTGATACCATTTATGTTCCTGCCGCTACGGCCAACACTATTGGTACCTACCGTATAAATCAAACACGTTTCCCGATCTATTATGGGTATGACCCATCAGGTTGGAATCAAGCTAAAGGAACAATCACTCCTGCCAGCACGTATATGTTCAACTTTTGTCTGACGACACCTTGGCATCTCATATCAAATTGTTTCCTCGCACAGAGAGGTTCAATGATATGGACATTTAATCCATCAAAGGGGGCAGCGGGGATCGTATCTCGTATTTCACGTTATAACTATACGTTTGGCGGGTATACGAGTGGATATAATGTTGGAACAACCACGACAAACAACATCGCTACAGGCAATCTTTGGAAAAACACAACATCAACTGGGGCAGGTTCGTCACTGACTCATACAGCTACTACGAATGGCCATAGTATTGTCGCTCCGAGTTACACTCCGTTTAAATTCCAGACTACAGACCCCAGCGCTACTACTTCGCCGGGTTCTTCTGGTAACTCGAATTACGATGGTTCAGTGTATGATACATTGATTGTAGAGTATCCTACTGATGCGACCAACGCAAGCATTGCTGGTACCACGATTGAACGTTACTTTGGCATTGGTGCGGATTATAGTTTGCATTTCTTTTTGAATTGCCCAACTCTTAATTACTTGGCCGCTTCTACCATCGTACCAGCGTAGTTTGTGTGGAGTGGTGTCACAACCACCTAATCAAAACTTGTGATAGTCTAGCTATTTAACTAGATAGGTTAATATATCATTGGTCAGTATATTGACAGAATTGTACCCGGGGAAGGAGTGGTACTTCTTCCCGAGAAGCCTTAGATTATGGGCTTTGCATTGGTACACTGGAGTGTACCACGTAATCAGAAACGTAGATTCTGACGCAGAGAAAAACTGCCTAAACAAACCAAGTACCATACCCACGTGCGGGATGGGGCGTTCTTTTCGACGCCGGCCTTTCGGTCTCTATATTACATTTTCTAGTGTATTTTTTCAGGGACCTTCGGGGCCCTTTTTTTAGCACTTGACGATTTAATATATATCGATTGGGCTTTTCTAAGCACTGA